TGCTCTATAAATATGCAGGATTTATGTTCCTGCAAATATTTGTACAAACTGCCAGCAATGAAGACACGATAATAAATGGGGACACAGTGAATCCGCTGGTTGCCTGGGGTCGTTTGATCGGGATAGGTGACCCGGTGGCCGCGACACAAGCGGAGTTGCTAATCGATATCACCGTGAATAATCAAACCGGGTCGTTGCCATCGGGAACGCAGTTGCTCAATAGTGATAATGGCGTGACGTACATTACCATTGGTTCAGTTTTGCTCAATGCCGCAACCGTTCAAGCGACAATACGCGCTGTCGCGGATCAATCAGACGGTGGAGGCGCGGGAGTCATTGGGAATCTTCAACCAGGCGCGGTTGTTTCATTTGCTAACCCACTAGCGAACGTTGATCGAGATACCATAGTCAGTTCACAAACCGTGACCGGTGCCAATGCGGAATCTACCCAGGCTTATCGACAACGTGTTATCGACCGGTTTCAAAAACGGCCACAAGGCGGCGCTTATGCAGACTATGAAGCATGGAGTGAAGAAGTCGCCGGAATCATTAACGCCTACCCGTATACCAGTGATTGCCCTGGTCAAGTGGATGTTTACTGTGAGGCGACGGTAGCCAGTTCAGGAAGTGTCGACGGCATACCCACCGCTGCACAATTACAAGCGGTATTGGATTCAATTGAACTTGATCAAGCAGGGTTAGCAACCCGGCGTCCAGCAAACGCGCTTGCCAATACTTTCCCAATTACCAGAGTTGGTTTTGATGTCAATGTTTCTGGTTTATTAGTGGACGATCTAGCAACGGTTCAAATGAATATTACCACGGCAGTAAACGAATATTTCGCCGAACGGGAACCATTTATAGTTGGTCTATCAATTTTACCTCGGCGAGATAGAATTACTCAATCGTCAATAGGGGGCATAGTCGATGATATTGTTAGTGCAGCAGGTGGGGTATTTAGCAGCGCTACCGTGTCGCAGTCAGCAATCAATATAAACATTTATGCTTTAGGGATTGGCCAAAAAGCAAAAGCAGATTCAGTAACATTTATCTAATGTTTTTACGCCTATTTCAGCATTTATTACCTAATGCCAAAGCGTGGCGATTGACGGTTGATAAACAATTAAGACAGTTTTTTAATGGATTAACCGGCATTGGTTCTGCTTTCAAATCATTTGTTGATTTAATCTGGTTAGATGTTTTCCCGAAAACAACACGAGAAATATCAAAATGGGAAACAGAATTTGGTTTACAGGATAGCGGAATAAACGAGCAACAACGACGAGATAGATTAGACGCAACCTGGAAAGCGCTAGGTGGTCAAGACCCAAAATATATACAGGACACTTTGCAAGCAAACGGTTTTGATGTTTACGTACACGAATGGTGGGAACCGGGAACCGAACCCGATCCAGGAATAAAGCAATGTGTCACGCCGAGAAATCCGCTGTTATATATTCGGCGTGAATTTGCAGTTGTGTCGTTACTTGTAGAATGTGGTGAACCTGATGCTCAATGCGGTGAAGCGTTTGCGCAGTGCGGAAACAGTGTTGACCCAAAGGGTTACCCGCTTGTTAATAAGATTTTTGAAACCTCACCCGACATTATTCCGACGTGCGGTGAAGCTATTGCATTGTGTGGTGAAGCTGAAGCTATTTGTGGTAACTTTATACAATTTATTGAAACGCTAAAAGAATATATTGTCTCGAATGATCCGGCAAAGTGGCCTTATTTTTTATATATCGGTGGCTCTACCTTTGGTGACATGGCGACGGTTGATCCAAAACGAAAAAATGAATTTGAAGCCCTTTGTCTAAAAATTTCGCCAACCCAACAATGGTTAGCAATGTTAGTTGAATATTCATAAGAGGAGTTAATCACATGGCAATTAATCCAGAAACACAATTTCCAGGGAAAATTAAACCATCATCGGTAGATTACCCATACGGAGAAGCTCAGAATATAAGTGTCCCGGGTGACGGCACAGGCACACCTTGGGAAGCGGTATTGTTAAATGATATTTTTGGTCAACAACAATCATTGTTATCGGCGGCCGGTGTTGTGCCGAGTGGTACGCCTGATAAAGTTAATGCGTCACAGTACTTAGAGTCAGTATTAACGCTGTCTGGACGTAATAACGACGCAGCCGGTACAGTCGATGTTTTAACCATCACTAACACGCCTGCATTAATTTTATTGAATGATAAACAATTATTTTATGTCGTCGCCACCGGTAAAAATTTAACTACAACACCAACTTTAAAAGTGGATGCGCTAGCAGCAAAAACCATCGTTAAATATGGAAACCAAGCCTTAAATGTTGGCGATATTCCCCGTGCCGGTTACACGATGATGTTTAAATATGATTTGGGTAATGATGTTTTTCAATACTTAAATCCCGCACTTGAAGACGTGTTAAGTTCAGAAACAGATGAAAACGTTGGTTCTAAATTAGTTGGAATATATAGAAATGTCGTTGGTTTTGTTGGATTAAAATTATCTGAATGGATAGCGGAGCGACCATATAATATGGTCGATTTCGGCGTAAAAGCTAATGACTCAAACCCGGCCGTTATTGCTGCAAATGGTGCTTTGATGCAAGCCGCTATAGACCGGTCGAATGATCAAAATATTCCTTTACAGTTACCAGGTGGCACCATTTTTTATAATACAACAATCACAGTTCCTACCGCTGTAAGAATATTTGGAACAACCAAGGGGTTTTCATCAAACACATCTTCAACATTAGATTACTCTGGTACAGGCGTTGGCATACACGTTACCGGCAATTATGTAAAACTTGAAAATTTCATGCTTTTGCAAGGCGGTACAGGCACAATTGGGGTTTTATTGGAGACAAATTATAACCAGTTGATCAGCTTAACCATAATGAATAAAAATACCTTTCCCGGTTGGTCAGTGGCTGGAGTGACAACGACATTAGCCGCGACGACTACATTTACGCATATACTTAGAGATTGCTATATTTTCGGAAATGTAATTGGCGCATATTTCAATAAATCAAATAATGTTGTACTCGATGCCTGCTTTTTGGAGAGTAATGGGACAAATCTAAAAGCGTTAGCTTGTAATAGTGTTTGTCTTGTTAACGGTACAGTGATTGAATTATTTGGAGATGGCCGGGCGGCCGAAACGAATACATCAGTTGCGTTAGATATTGAAGATACGACAGGTTTCGTTTGTCGAGATTATTACTCAGAAATTGCATCGTTAGCAGTCAGTGCGATTGGGCAACGTTTTGCTACTCTTAAAAATGTAAAAGGTGGTTGTATTGAGAGTGGTATTATGACTTGCCAGGGCATTAACTCGGTTGCATTTTCACCAATTGAAATTGCCGATAGTGACGTTGTTAATCTGTCTATTAAAAACAATTTTGTTTCGCAGTTAGGGACAGACGCAACAATTGTCGAAGCAACCGGCTCAGGAAATTTGGCCGCGCTAGAAATTGCGAATAATCAATATAGTACTAACGCTTATGAATATGATAGAGCCTGGACGCCATCACTATTAGTTGGAGGTAATGCGGCTGGGGTTACTGGTACGTTTAAAGCTCTTTTTGCAAAGAACGGGTCGTATCTAACGGTGTCGGGTCGTCTGGCATTAACTTCGAAAGGTGTTAATGCGGGAAATTTAACGATTGGTAATTTACCTTTACCTTGTCAGCCTAGATTGGATGCAAATGAATTTATTATGGGTACTTTATTAGTAACTAATAACGGATCACAAACCACTTCAGATTCGGCTTGTTGGTTAAATAGTGCAAAAACAGAAATAGGGATGCGTTATCGCGATACGGTTGCTGGTGCACAAAAGGAATACGATGAAGGGGATATTGGCAACGGCTCCTCTATTTATTTCGAGATAACGTACCCGGTTGAGCCATAGGCATGATGTTATATCTGGCAATCGTTTTGTATTGTTTGAGTACAGTATGACGTTAAAGTGAAATTTATTTATTCATCACGCTTTAATATGGCTAATACATCCTGTTTAAAATCATCGGTGGTATGCCCGCACAGTAAGTTATCACTAAGAGCGGTCATCAGCTTATACATGGTCTCTGTAATTTCTAACTTATCATCTTGATTTAAGCTAGTGTCATTACATAACCCAAGCACTGCATTGCTGAACGTCATTAAGTGGTGGTTAGTTTTCATCGTTTTCATTAGAGTCCTCAGCGGAGACGAAATGAACAGTAGGGATTTTAACGTCACATTCACTTGATCGGTCGTCATTGTTATAATTAACACACTCGGTTATTCGAGAGTATGCGCCGCTAATAATGCCAGCAATAAAAGCCCGCTCTCTTTGATTAAGCGTGTCATCTTTGCATAAATCACAGCGGAGCTGACGTGCAGCTTTAAGGTGTCTATTCATTATTTTTTCCTTTTAAAAATTGCATTTTCTTTTTCATTTTTTTGGCAATAACAAAATGTTGTTTGGTGATTAATCCTTTTTCGATTAATTCAGGTCGTTGCTTTTTGGGTACACTTGACCAATTGCGACAATCTAAACCTTGGCATATTTTGGGATGCTTGCCCCATATTGTACAACCGATATTTCTATCTAAATAAATACAATCACCATTTTCTTTATGTTTAAGTATTACACGGCCGCGATATTCTACCGTATCAAAATCACTTGAGTTACCACCCCATTCCGGGTGTAAATAAATAGCGTCACCTTGGCAGCAAAAAGTACACCTATCACACGGGATTATTTGATGGATTAAATCTTGCATTTAATAAACATATTTAGGTTTCGGTGGGGGCTTGATACCATTAGGATTAGGCTGCTTAGTGTGATTGCAACGTTCATTAACAGCAAAATAAAAGGCAGTTTCATACCCGTATTTATTTAATGCAAAACTACGGCGCT